CATTTTTATCACCTCAATCTTCATCACTCAGGTTCTGACAAAAACTCAAATAGAAATCAATATCGAAACATTCTACATCACCATCAGGAAACAACCCGTAGGTCACATCTGCAACCGCATTATGCTTATAAAGAGCATCAATAATTTCATCACGGTATGCTGTGATCCAATTTTTTGTTACATTGAATTTTCTAGTGATTTCATAAACATGAATAATCCAATTACCTTCTGTGGTGCTTCTTGTTCCACTTTCGACCATCCAGTCGGAAATACTGTTAATCATCCAATCGTTAACCTGTTTTACAGTTTCGCTAGTATACATTTTTATCACCTCAATCAAAACTGAACCACTTCATGTTTGACTTTCTCCAGCATCTCCTTTTCCTGTTCTTCAAGACGTTCAACCTCATATAAAACGCTTTGAATACCATAAATAATTAAATCACGATCTCGTTCACGGTTCGCTTTGTTTTCAAGGTTGCTTTTACAACTTTCTTTGCATAATTCAATTTCTCTAAGAACAAGATTATCGATTGCGTATTTTAGAATCCGCTTATCTTTCTCAGTCATTTTTATCACCTCAATTTAGTCTTCGTAAAATGCCTTCTTACAATTCGATTTATAACAATCGATGATTGCTTCAATGTGCTTTTTACTACTGGTCATATATGCTTTATCGGCTTCCGCTTTAGACATGCCATACATCCAGCAAAACGCTTCAATAAATTCCTTTTTCGAATACATTTTTATCACCCCTTAATACAGTAATCTTCAAAACAATCCTCTTTTGTTGGTCGCTCATCAAAGAACAATGTGTACGAATTGATTCCTTTTTTGAATCTATCAAGCGTATTCTGACACCATGTTGTTTTATAAGTTCCGCCAAAAGCAAAAGAAAGCGTTGCCACAGGAGACTTTTCTTTGTTACCTTCAATCTTCACTGCAAGAACTAAACCACACGACTCAGGAGTATAAATAAAATTCTTTTCTGCTGCTTTTGTTTCATTTCTGTAATTCACGGCAATATATTCATTGTCATTTTGTTTTTCAAACCAACTATGGCAATAAAAACATTTGAACTTATCAAGTTCTCTACCATTGCCACGAGTAAACTTATTTAGTGTGCCACAAAACGGGCACTTCAAATGATCATAAACAAGCATTATGTTCACCTCGGCTCCATCGTTACGCAAATCAAAGGCTCATCAGGATATGCTTCTTTGTCAGAAAAACACACACCTTTTGACACTCCCCTGACCTGAAGTTCTTTCCAGTCTCCGAATTCAGTATTGGTATACATTCCAAAAACCAATTCGGTATTTTCGTCATAGCCAAACTCTTTCAACTTCTTAACAAACTCAGAAACAGTCATAAACAAACCTCCGATAAAAGCATGATTTTAATTATATTAGTTAACCAATTTGAGCTACATTTTCTATGGTATAATCACCGTAATTGCTACCAAAGAGAATCTTTGCGTTAGGATTAAGAGTAGATAAGACCTCGATTAACTCTTTGACTGTCATAGTCTTAGCGTTATGCTCAAAAACATCGAGTTGTGCATAATCACGATTAACTCCATTGATGTATACGAATTCCATACGATTGCTTCCTTTCCTTTTAGTATTTTCATGCTTTCGCATTGGTAGCGGTTATGTCTGCCCTAGTACCACTAATCGCCTAGCACCTGCTGCTCACACTACCCAGACTTGACTTCTTATGTAACTTTCAATGTCTGCCGGATAACCATTACGCCGGATATACTGACACAGAACACGCTGCACATCTTTGTTATCGCCGTAATCCATGGTGATTGAAATATCTTCGCCGTGCGTACCAACACCCAGACGCTCATACTTTCTGACTTCAAGATAGAAGTCGTGTGCGCTGTATCGCCTGCCGTTTTTACGGTCAAGAATCAGATCAATTATCAAAATTTTCACCTCTTAACCAAAAATATAAATTGCTGACGTTCTGGAAGTCACGGCATAATATGTTCCGGTTTTGTATCCTTTGAGTAACATTCCATTACAGCCATAAACACCAGAGGAATACCCAACCTGTGAAAGACAGCTTTCTTTTTTGATGATCTTTTCGTAATCTTCATTATTTGCACGAGTAACATCCTCTGCCATTCCAAGAGCAACCATGTTACGCAATTCTTTCTGAGTGTACTTACGCATTCTTCCATTTCCTTTATAGTTTCTTCATCCCAATGAAAACCACGCTTTTCATAAAGCGGAATCCAATGAGATTCATAAAAGTCATAACCACAGCCATCAATGCCAAAGACGTATTCAAAATCTTCTTGCTCATAGATACGAAAACCACAGTCTGCCATTTCCTGAAGATGATTCTCAAGCCACCAGTTATCACAGCTATCACTGAACTGCCACATCGTGCCCCACATAGGAAGAGAATCATCATAAATAACTTCAAATTCGTCCGTATTCAGATGAATCTTCACGCTGGTGTCCTCATCTGGAACGATGGTATAAATCATTTCTCCATCGTCATTCTTGCTATAGCCAACAACCTCACCTTCGCCGTTATAATCACCACCCCAAATCGAAACGCGATCATTGATAGTTGGCGGGGTAATCTCCGTCATCTCTCCGCCGTTCTCATACATATTCAGCTTATTGAGCTTTTCAATAACGCTCTGAGGAATCGCATTAAATTCCTGAACCCATGCGTATGCTGCGTCTTTCTTAGTTTTATACATAGCCATAGTTGGATCTCCTTTTCTCGCGTATCCTGTATTATATAGCTGAACGGTAAAAATAAAAGTCCTCTAACGGACTGCCTTTCTTAGCTACATAATACAGGATACCGATAGAAATGTCAAGCACTAAAATGTAGATTTTATTAACGCCACATTTTAGCGCGTTGATACGTTTTATTTCTGCGAACATTTTGTGAACGTTAATCAACATTCACTTCACCAGGCCGTGCCCACAGAACGTCTTCGATGGTATCGTCATAGATGGTTTCTGTGCCGTTACTGTTCATAACCATGGTCACTTTTTGCCCATCTGACGGAGTTTCCTCCATGCTTGCGTAAGAATACAGCCATTCCTCGCCATTCTCATCAAGCACATGAATTGTCTTGATTCCATTGCGGAATACTTCGATTTCATCCACGCTACCGGCCAGAACATAACGATTCTCCAGGCGAGTTTGCATAGACTCTGCTGCGTTTGTAGTCATACAGTTTGCCAGAATGGAAACACCAGCCACAACAGTAGCTAGGATGACGGACAGCTTATTCTGAGTAAGTTTCATTTTTTTGTATTCTCCTTTTCAATCTTTCAAACCAAATAATTTCATACCAGCAGATCCCATGTCTGCCGGGTACAAGTTTATAACACGATCGCTGTAAAATTCTGCAATCAAATTACAACTCTCAAGCGAAGTATATTCTTCGTCGAGAGTTCTTCCGTTATGTTCTGCGGAATTATACTCATCCGCATCATAAAATCCATACATAGCAGCATCATAAAATGCTGATGTAGATAGCCCACCATATTCAAAACCAGAAAGAACATTTTTCAGTCCTTCTTGACCAAAGACTGCCGCATAAATGCCGCCAGCATTATCCTCATACACTTCAACACTTGCTCTCATTTTCATTTTCTCCTTTCTTAGTGA